CGTGGAGTACACCCGCCATTGTTTCTAAAGCAGATGAACTCATAGCTGTCCGTCGGTCAGCATCTCTGTTTAACCATGAAGATACGGATGCGCGTGTAACGCCCATCTGGTCTGCAAGGTCTGATTGATTTAAATTAAACGCGGTCATCGCTAAGCGAATGCGCGTCGGAGTGTCTAACGTATTAACTATTCCCATCGGAACCCCCTGCGCTTGGTGGGCCTTGCTGGCATTGTTCGTTTTGGTTATTGCCAAAATTAGTCGCCATAAATGAAAAAGTCCGGAATAGATAATCCCAACGTGGTCGGGTACAGGAATTATGATCGGTAAACACTATGTGCCACGACCAGATTGCCTCCCGCATCCAAGCGAGCTTTCTGCATCTGTTATTATTTAGATTTGAAACTAACATTTATTTTATACCTTTTTTAATAGGGACACTCATTGTCCGTCCAAGCTAATGACCTTATTGTCATCGTCTTGTGATGTCCCAGGAATGAGTATGTAACTTTTAGTTGACAGCGTCAAACTGTATTTAAACTTTTCTTATAATTAAAGTAACATTTACTTGACAAAAGTTTGTGTCAATCTCAGTATCTTGTATTGACTAACCCACCAAACTTTTAATTATCAAGGACTTGATGTGAACATTACTCAAAAGAATCTATCCATCGCCACACTTCGCCTAGCTATTGACGAAGCTGGTGGCATTTCGGCACTCGCTAAACTAATGCCCGACTCCCCTACTCGCCAAGCTGTGGACAACTGGACTAAGAACGGACTCCCTGCAAAACGCGCTGTTCATATAGAAGTAGCGCTCAAAGGCAGGGTTCGCCGCCAAGAGTTACGCCCAGATTTATACGTTTAAACGGGGGAAAAGACTGTGATGACAAATTTTATGGGCGATTTCGGCCCGATGCTAAACGACAACGGCTATAACATTATCCCAGTATCAAAAGGGACTAAGCGACCAGCGCTTTCAAACTGGTCACGTATCAAATCTACTCAAGAACTTATTAAGTCTTGGGATGCTGACGCCTCGATCGGTATAACAACTGGAGAAGTAGTGGCGATAGACATCGACTGCTATGACAAGCATGTCACTAATGCGATTGTTAAATATTGCAATCAGAATATCGGGAAAGGATTGGCCCGTATCGGTCAAGCGCCAAAGGCTCTTCTTTTATTCCGCACAGACACGCCTATGTCTAAGTCAGTCTCCGCGAAGTTCAGCGATACAGACGGCAACACTAACTGCATTGAGATACTGGGCAAAGGGCAGCAGCTTGTAGCCTACGGTATTCACCCTGATACTCAACAAGAATACCGCTGGCCTAAAGCCTGTCCTTATACCGTACCAGTAGAACACTTGCCTATTATTAATGCTGAGCAGATCACTAAGCTATTCAGCTTCTTCGATGACACAGCACCTTCTAAGTGGCAGCGAAGCTCAACCAGTGCTGCACTTCAACAACCCGCAGCAAATCAGGACAACGTCCTAAACTTTGAACACATGAAGCAGCCCACCGGCATCTCGTCTACAGAGTTGAAGCGCCATTTAGAGCTTATGGACGCAGAGCCTTACGACGAATGGCTCTTGGTTGGACAGGCTTTGCACCATGAGTTCGATGGCGGCTTTGATGGGCTAACGCACTGGGTAGACTGGTCATCGAACGCCTCTTCTTATGATGGGCATGAGTTACTTGAATCAAAGTGGGAATCTTTCTCTGCGCTAAGAGAGGATGCAGTGGTAACAATGCGTACAGTTATCGCAACAGCGCAGACACGCACCAAAGAAGTAAAGCAGCAAGTCGCAGTAGAACAAGCGACTGGACTTGAGGCATCAAAGTTACCAAAGCTAAAGCTTTCAAACCTTCCTACACCTAAACGAAAGTGGGTGTTAGGCAATCGTCTCTTAGCTGGTTACATCACAGCGATGTTTGCCCCAGGTGGAGTGTCAAAGTCGATGTTCTCCATGATTACGGCAGCGTCTATCGCTACTGGCAGATCACTCACCGGTGAGGCTGTACACAAGCAAGGCAAAGTCTGGTTAATCAATAACGAGGACGACACTGATGAACAGATACGCCGTTTAGCTGGTATAGCCATGCACCACGACATCCCTTGGGAAACACTAGAGGAAAATCTTTTCATAACGTGCGGTTACGGCAACCCTTATATAGTGGCGCACGAAGGCCCAGATGGCGTCATCGCGCACCCGAACGCGGAGAAGATCATTGCTGAAGCCAAAGCTAAGCAGATCGACTTCATTGTTTTCGACCCGTTCATTACAGTGCATGACACAGAAGAGAATGATAATGGTGCTATTCAGCAAGTCGCTAACGTCTTAAAGCACATCGCAAAGGAGACGGGCGCTGCGATTGAGGTTGTTCATCACACAAAGAAGGCGGGTGCTAAATCAGATTCGGAAGGACATGCCGGTGACGTTGAGTCAGGCCGTGGCGCTTCTTCTCTTAAAGACGCGTGTCGAATTGCTACTACTCTAGCTCGTATGGCTCCCAAGACCGCTGAAAAGTTGGGTATTAACTACGAGGATGAGGGTAGGTTCCTAGTCCGTTTAGATCATGGCAAGGGTAACTTCTCAGGGCCACCAGAGGGTGCGTCATGGTTTAAGCAAGTGTCAGTCACCTTATCTAATAGCGATACGGTTGGTGTACACGAAGTTTTCGACATCTCTGAGCTAGTCGATGAAGCCAAGCAGCGCGATGTCGAAACCACTAGACAACAAATTAAACAAACCCGCTTAGACATCTGCGAAACAATGCCTATGGGCGAAACGGATCTTCCTGTACTTCTCGGCAATCTTGAAGCCATTTGGGGTAAATCAAAAGACACTCGTCGTCGCTATCTTATGGAAGCTTTGGTATTGGATGAAGCTGTTCGAGTTACTGGAGCCGATAATCTCCAGTACGACATCGTTTTAGTCAGTGCTTTATTTAAGAACGGAGCCTTGTTAGTGACCAAGGAATTAGCATGATCTGGTGTTGCACGGTGTTGCAAAACCGCGTTGTACGACACGAGATTATTTGCAACACGAGATTTGGTGTTGCACGTTGCACGGTGTTGCAAAATGGAGCATGCAACACGGGAAAGGTAATGGTGGCGGGGGTTTCAGCGTTTTGGAGTTGGTGTTGCACGGTGTTGCAAGCACTTTCATTTGCAACACGGGCTAAGTCATTGATTTATAAGCACATCTGGTGTTGCATCTGTTGCACCCCTATAGGGGGTGAACGTGTTGAAACACCACCCCATAAGTGGAAACCCGTTCGGCATTATATTTGCCGGATACTGGGTTTAACAATGGTAGATCAAAACTAATATCAATTAATCAGAGGGCAAGCTGATGGGTTTAATTAGAAAGTTTATTTGGAAATTCATTTGGGTGTGCAGTTTTTGTACACTTCAAATTACTGTCATATATAAAGATGGCGTTGTGATTAAACTTGAAAGTATTTGGGGTGAGGGTGAGGTTAATGAAGAGGTTGAGGATAAGTTTAAAGAGTTAGAACCTGAGTCCGATGAAACTAAGTTTAAGGATTCTGTGAAACTTGGGCTTAGCCCATCAACTAAAGTTGAATACTGGGACTGTCGCTAATGGTCGAATCAAAAGTATTAACAGAATCTACAGCAATGATGTTGGATTCTTGGTCGCGGTGGTCACGAGGTTTAGATGCCTACTCTTCACTTTGGTATCCGTCAGCTTCTCCAGAGTCCAGGTTATCTGTTGATAGTAATGTTTGGGAGTCTGGAGTAACGAGAACTCCAGTTATTATTGCGGATGCTGAGCGAGTGGAGGCTGCTGTTCAGGTAGTTAGGCGTCAGGATATGCAAATGGCTCGTTGTCTGAAGTACCGGTGGGTGTATGAGTTCTCAGGAAGGCGTCTAGCGAAAGAACTGGGTACAAACCGTACCGACGTATGGCCTTTGGTAGAGCGTTCAGAGATGGCCTTGCAGGGCGTTCTGTGGAGCAGTGAAGATTAGCTAAATTTAAAGACGATTAATTGGCGTATAAATATGCCCAATTAAAAGGGGTATGGAAATGAATACTCCCATACCCCTTTTTCAGTCAGCTTTCGTTTTTTCAGTCAGCTTTCGTTTTTTCGCTGGCCTTTTCTCGTTCGGAAACGAGTTCAGCGGCGTAAGTTTTGAGCTTGGGTACGTCGTCTAAGTAAACCCAAACTCTAGTTTGTTTCAACCCTTTAGCCTTTAGCCGGTCAAAATACGCAGCTTGCCTTGCTGCACTGGTGTAGTCGTAGTTGTTTTTAGCTGTCATCCTCGCCCCTTGTCGTGTCAAGCGGTGGAAGCAACTCGTCCCACGCATCGGGAAGGAGTTTTTCTCCATTAGGGCCGTGTACAAATGGGCCAATTTTTAAGCCCGTGTCCCTAAAAAATAGCTTTGCCAATCCATGGTGCAGGTTAGATAACTGCTGGCACATTTCATCCTCGTCTTCGCAGTCAAGTATGTCGTGTATTTTGCTAAACATATAAGATGTTGAAACTGTGCTGTCGCCCCATTTGTTACTCATGCGTCACCTCCAAAAATAGAATTGTTATCTGCAATGTATTTATTCAGCGCAATTTCAACGTCGGCATGGCTTTTGAACTCTTTAGCCTCCGCAACCGACAAGAAGTGACATTGTGAAAGGTCATGCCCAATGGCTTCTTTGGCTGCGTCAATTTCGCTGTCAGCATCTTTTAAAGAGTAGCATTCCGTCTGACCTGACCATCCAATAACCGTTACCTGTTTATCTTTCTTTAAAATATCGTTGTATTCATCTGGTATTTCATCGCCAAAACAATCAACAGCATTTTCCATCGTCCACTCTTGATAGCAAAAGTCGTGCGCTTCAGATGCTTTTTGGATTAAATCAGCCTCGTCCAGCGCCCTCCAGATCATTACTCGTCCAGAGTGTGGCACTTCAACTACTATTATATCGTTCATAATCATCTACTCCCCTAGCTGTTAAGCCATTCATCATAAGTTTTTAATGGCCGACCTGTAAAGGTATCGTTGCCATCACTATCACCAGCGCAAGACAGATATATCTGATACTCGCTGTCATTGGATCCCCTAGTTTGGGTCTGCCAGCTTTCGTTATATGTTAATTCCATAGTGTTCTCCTAATAGTTAAAACCAGTCAGCTTTCGGATATATGCTAGTCGGTCTGATACATATTCGACTGCAAAAGACTGCGTAAATGGGCAACCACAACAATCATGCTCATGGTCGCAGCGATATGATTGTTTGCTGCAAACTAAATCAAAATACCTCACACAAGCGACCAGTTTATCTTCGTCTTGTGGGATAGCCTTGTCATGCTCTACTCGCCATATCGTCGTTGCTGCCCCGTCATATTCGGCTGGCTTTTCCTTATAGCGATTAATAGTCATGCCCTCAACCGGTAGCTCAGTTTTGTACTCTTCTGTTGGGTCGTATTGGTAGCATAATTCCATAGTGTTCTCCTTTGGGGCTTTCGCCCCAGTTGGTGGGTTAATATCCAATTGCGTTTAAATAGCCGTCAAGCTGCTTTTCGTCTACTTTGGTTAAATTAATAACCACCACGCCGTCCAGCATGGTTATTGCGACTGTGTCGCCGTCTCCTGCTAGACTCTTTAGTTTACTGATAGATACCCGTCTATCACCGCGCTTGGTTAGATAGAATTTGATCTTGCAATCTTCCCCGCTTAAATGTCGGGCTTCGATTACAACACCGTTTTCGCCTCCCTTTTCTAGTTGGGTAAAGTCAACACCGTGGGCAAAAGCAAACCGGCGCACCGTCGCGTTAGCGTCGATAATACACTTGTCTAACATGGTAAAAGTCAGGTCAATAGTTGCTGTTGGTTGGGGTAATCTTGATACATTATTCATCGTTAAAACTCCTGCGGGGCTTTCGCCCCAGTTGGTGGGTTATCGCGCAGATATGCGCTCTTTGAACTCGTTTTTAGCGTTTTCTAAAGTGTCGGCATAGTGACCCCAGAAAAAACCATCCTCATTAAAGCGCCACGTCACAAAAGGGTGAACGCCTTTACCTACATAACAAAGTGCGACTCCATTATAAAAAGCTAATAGTTTAACGCCGTGCTTTTTTGTTAGCTTTTCAACGTCTTGAATAGTCATACGCTACCCCGCTTGTTTTTAATCATAAACTTGTGGGCGTCTTCGATTACGTCGTTAATCGTTTCTAGCTCGAACATGACTTCAATTTGTTCATCGGTCAGCGCGTTGGCTGCGTGTCCAGCGGTAAGCGCTTTTTCTATGTCGTATTCAAACTCCCTTAGATACGCGTCTGTCGTTTTACTAATCATAAGTTCTCCTTTGGGGCTTTCGCCCCAGTCGTTATGGTGGGTTATTCTTTGCCGGTTATGGTTATTGAGTTTGTTCTATTCTTTCGCCACAGCCTTATCGTTCCGTTTTGCAGTTCCTGCATTAAAACCATTGTGTGCACGGTGGCTTCTGCTTCGCCGTATTTTTCGGCGCAGTAATCCAATAGAAAATTAGTAAGCACTTCTCGGCTTAAATTTACGTCTTTATTTCCGGTTACGGTTGCAAAGTATTGCATGGTGATGTTCTCCTTTGGGGCTTTCGCCCCAGTCGTTATGGTGGGTTAGATTGAGTCGTACGCAGCTTTGATAATCACGGCAGATAGCCAGATAATAAAAGCCCAGACACCAAGGTGTCCGTTTTTAATCGCCTTAAAAAGCTTCATTTGTTTAGCTCGTCCTGTAGCGCGTTTATTTCCTTTCCCATAGTGTTGAAAAGCACCATTAGGCCGGTAATCATCGCGCACTTATCAGCGTCTCCCATACTGTGGGCGATCTTCATACCGTAACTCGTAGCGCCTTCGATACTGTCGTATGTTGCGAAAACTGGTACTGTTTTAATCGGTTGTGTATTCATTTGTAAAACTCCTTCGGGGCTTTCGCCCCAGTTATTGATTTAAATTGATGCTGTGCTGTGAACTACTGGGAAGCCGTCGACTTCTGCAATAACTGTGCAAATATCGTAGCCTTTAACCTTCTTTCTAGTGGACTTTTGAAAACGCGCCCTAGCTTTCTCTTGCGCTTCGTATGAGCTAGCCGCGTGTACTTCTTCGCGGTTTTGATTCCAAAAGCAAATGTAACCGTTCATAAATTACCCCGTAACATTAATTATTTGAAACATTGCCAACACGGTCGCAATAGACCATGCAAGCGCCAACACAAAACCACAAAAAACCATTGATTTAATAATGCTTCCACCCAGTAGTGAAAGCTCTTGTATTAGTTCTCGTTTGGTTTGTCTGTTCATTACGCCACCTCTAAAAGTTTGATTTTGATCACTTTGGTCATGGTTCGCCCGTGGGCAACATAAGCAATAGTTTTAATGTCTGAGTCCCAGCAATCACGGCATTTTCCGCACTTGCCATCATTTGCCCAAGCGTTACAAAGTGACATCTCCGGCGTCAAATATTCGGGCGTTGGTATTATTGTGGTGTTGGGTAGGCTAGTAGTAAGAATACCGCCCAACACTGAATCGCTGGAAAGCCTTACGGCTACGTTAGTGAGCGACTCCATGTTGTTCAATACTTTCATAAACTTTGGGAATTTGTGCTGTCTGGTAGGGAACCAGTGCCGGCAGTGGGGCGTCGCTGCCATAACTGCTAGGATCTTTTTAGCAAGCCTCAAGTCGTAGCAGTCGCCGGAGTCAAACCATCTAAAATAGCGGTGACTGTCTAGCTCTTCGACCATGTCATCAACCCAGTCGTCGCGCTTCCAGTCTTGTCGGTTGGCGATGCGTGGGGCTTTGACGTTGGGATAACGGTAATTACCGCCCAGTGCGTAACAACCCTTGCAAGCGTCGGCTAGTTCGTATTTTCCGGACTTTAAAGAGCCGGATATGATAGCGGCGGGGCAAGTTAGGAGAGCTTCAAGGCTCCAGCTTCCGGCGCGTATTTTCTGAGTTTGACTAATATGTATCATTAGCTTTTTATCCTTTGGTGGGATTTATTGGTTGGGGCTTTCGCCCCAGTCGTTAATTAATAAGTAGCTAAGCGGGTTTTTAATTGTCGTTTTGTCCGGCTGACAATTAAGCTCATAAGCTCAGCGCGTCGGCTAATCATGCGGGAGTCGTACGGGGTGCAAACTGTCCCAGTAGATAAGGGCATTTTTAAAGGGTGGTTGTTTGGCTTGTTCATGGTTAACGTTTCCTTTGGTGGGATTTATTGTGGGGGCCATCGCTGGCCCCAGTCGTTATGGGTTAGTTTGTCCAGTTTTCATAATTTGCAAGGTAAACGTCGCAATGGTCGCCTATCTCATAGTCTCCATCTTCAACACCTTTGACGCTCTCCCACATATCGTAACGACATTCAAACCACACGGGCCGGTCTCCAGCATCGGCAATACATTGGTCTATAACCGTCTTAGATACGTAGCCTTCGCCCTCGTAGATAGTGACTATTTCAGTGTCTAGGGCTTGCTTGCGTATCTCCCAACCTATGGACATAACTATTGGCCATGCTGACTTAGATTTAACTTCGGCTCTTACCTTGCTTCTTTCTGCTGCTATTTCTTGTAATAAAGTCATTGTTAATATTTCCTTTGGTGGTTTATGGCCCCAGCTATCGCGGGGCTGTGGTTAATTATAACCCGTAAGGCTTAACGGTGTATAGCTATTTATAAGTAATTACTTAATAAACTGCCACTTTGGCAGTGCTTCGACCCAGTATTAGTGATCTAATCCGGTTAAATACCAAACTAACCACTTGACCCGCTCCGGCGGGTTTCGTCGTTTTAGGAGGGCCGCAGCATTGCCGCCACTAGATACAATGGGACAGTTAAAGAACCACCAATGGGAGACCGCCGCACAGGTGTTCGTGGCTACTGGGAACAAAACCGAGGCATATAGACAGGCCGGTTATTCTACAAACATGACGGACAAAGCTATCAGCACCAAGGTTCAACGCGTGTTTAATAACGGGGCGGTATTGGGTAGGGTGGCCGAACTACAAGCGGAGCAAGCAAAGCTTCACGCAGTCACCGTCGAGAGCCTAACCGAACAGCTTAGGGAAGACCGCCAGCTTGCATACTCTGTAAAGAACCCTTCAGCGGCAGTATCAGCGGTGATGGGTATGGCTAGGCTTCACGGGCTTGATAAACAAGTGCTAAGCGCTGATCCAATTAACCCACCAAGCCTGATAAATATAGCCATAGTCGACAACACAGCAAAAAGACTCAATGGTTAACGCTAAAAGCTTAGACCTGACACTTGCAGCGCCCTTTGAGCCATTATTAAAGCCTTGCAGGTATAAGGTTGTTTACGGTGGCCGTGGCAGTGGGAAGAGCTATTCTATAGCCATGCTCCTTGTGCTGGCTGCATATAAAGAGCCATTGCGCATACTCTGCGCCCGTGAGATCCAAAAGAGCATAACCGACTCAGTCCACCAGCTTTTAGTTGATACCATTGACCGGTTGGGCTTACTTGGACACTTTGAAGTGCAGAAGACCCAGATACTGGGGCGAAACGGTTCGCGGTTTTTGTTTGAGGGTTTAAGGTCCAATATATCCAAAGTTAAATCAATGGAAGGCATTGATAGGGTCTGGATCGAAGAGGCCGAAAGCGTGACAAATGCAAGTTGGGACACGCTCATACCTACTATCCGGAAAGATAATTCAGAAATATGGGTGAGCTTTAACCCATTAGATGAGATGGACGCAACATATCAACGCTTTGTTGTTGAACCGCCCCCAGGCTCTTTTGTAGTTAAAGTTAATTACGATGAAAACCCATGGTTTCCTGAGACCCTGGAGGCTGAAAGGTTACACCTTAAAGAAAAGAACGCAGCGTTGTATGCCCATATCTGGGAGGGTGACTGCTACGCCAACAAAGACGGTGCGTATTTTGCTGAACATATCATCAACAAGCAGATCAGCACCATACCAGTCGATAGAGCATTACCAGTCAATACAGCATGGGACTTGGGCATTGCAGACGCCACGGCTATCTGGCTGTTCCAAGTGCAAGGCAAGTCCGTAAGGTTTGTAAGCTATTACGAGTCTAGCGGTGAGGGTATCCAGCACTACCTCGATGAGCTAGCAGCGTATAAGGAAGAACACGGCATCCAGTGGGGTCATCACATAGCACCCCATGACATACGAGTAAGAGAGTGGTCAACCGGTCAAAGCCGTCAGGAGATGGCTGAGAACCTTGGTATTAACTTTGAGATAGCACCCAGTCTGCCCATTATTGATGGCATTGAATCAGTTAGACGCCTATTGCAGTCTGCATGGTTCGATGAAGAGAACTGTAGTGCTGGTATCAGATCACTGCGGAACTACCGCAAAGAGTGGGACGACAAGCGCCAAGCATACAAGACTAAACCACTACACGACTGGACAAGCCACTGTGCTGATGCAATGCGCTACTGCGCTGTATCGGCTGAACTGTGGGAGTCACAACCAGTACAAGCATTACAACAAACACGAATGAGACTGGCAGCGTATGTTGCCGGTGATTCATCAATAGGCTATTAAATGCACGAAGCTAACGAGTTCGATCAATACTACCAAGAGCAGGAAGTCACAGAGAAATCTGAACAGGCTGAACGCGATATGGCAGAGCGTCTACGGGTATTCGGTGTACGTCTACAATCCAAAGCAGACGATCAAGTACAACAGCGTTATAGCATTGACGAACGATGGTTAGATGATCTACGCCAGTTCAACGGTCAGTACGACAAGGTCACAGCAGCCACACTGGCAGCTAGTGGGGGCAGTAAACTGTTCGTCAACATCACCCGCAATAAGGTGAATGCAGCAGAAGCACGACTAATAGACATCCTATTCCCAACAGATGACCGCAACTGGGGTATACAGCCCACACCAGTACCCTATCTATCCAAGATAGCCAAAGACGAAGACCCAGTACAAAACGAAGATGGAAGCCCATTTGTAACCGATAAGGGCGTACAGGTAGAAAAGCGAGACATAGCACAAGGCGTTATTGAAGAGGCCAGAGAACGGTCAAACGCGATGCAAGATGAGATTGCAGACCAGTTAACCGAAACGAATTATAACTCTGTGAACCGAGATATGGTTCACGATGCAGTGCTATATGGTACAGGCATACTCAAAGGGCCAGTCATACTTGGCAAGACCAGACAGAAGTGGTCTGAGGTAGTAGATGACCAAGGTCAAGTAGCCCAAGTCATTGAAATCGTTGAGGATCTAAAGCCTGGTGCAGAGCGTGTAGATCCTTGGGACTTCTTCCCTGATATGCAATCACGATCAATCGACGATGCTGAGTTCATATTTCAACGTCATTACATGAGCAAGAAAGCGCTTAGAGACTTAGCAGACAAGCCAGGGTTTCTACGCACACAGATCGCTGAAGTCTTAAAGCAAGATGCTGACAACAGCCATACAGCTACACACCTGCAAGAGATGCAGTCAATGGCTGGATTATCGTCTTATGAAAACGGACGATTTGAAGTATGGGAATATCACGGCCCAGTAGAAAAAGAAGACCTTATTGCTGCTGGTGTAGAAGTTGATGAAGACGATGTATTCACAGACTATAGCGGCGTTGTCTGGTTCAGTGAAGGCCGAGTTATTAAAGCAGTAATCAACCCAGCAGACACAGGCGATATGCCTTACAGCGTATTCAACTGGGAAGGCGATGACACTTCTGTATTCGGTGTAGGTATACCGTTCTTAATGCGTTCTAGCCAGAAGGTATTGAATGCCACATGGCGTATGCTCATGGACAATGCAGGGCTATCAGTAGGCCCACAGACTGTGATTAACAGTCAGGTTGTGCGTCCAGCAGATGGCAACTGGCGTCTAACACCGCATAAGGTGTGGGAGCTAACAGACAAGAACGGCAACGTGAATAACGTGTTTGGATCGTTTGAGATTAACAGTCACATGACTGAGTTAATCGCTTTGTTCCAGTACGCACGACAGATCGCCGATGAAGAAACAGCATTACCCCAGATCGCACAAGGCGAACAGGGATCAGCGACAGACACAGCAAGTGGAATGTCGATGCTAATGAATAGTGCAAACACCATGCTTCGACGTGTGGTGAAGAACTTTGATGACGACGTTACTCGTCCATTCATCAAGCGGATGTACGACTGGAATATGCAGTTTAATCCAAAAGAAGATGTGAAGGGTGACTTCTGCATTGATGCTCGCGGCACAAGCAGCCTCTTGGTAAAAGAGCAGCAAGCAGCGAACTTAATGAATTTGATGAACATTGCTGCATCACCGTTACTAGAACCTTTAACAAACACCGCAGCGTTATACCGCAAAGTGGTGTCATCCATGCAGATTGAAGCCGATGAAATCGTGAAGTCTACCGAAGAGATCGAGCTTGAAACACAGAAGATGCAAAAGCAGATGGAAGCTCAACAGCAAGCCATGATGCAAGCCCAGCAACAGCAGCAGCAAGCGCCTACTGGCGACCCACTAGCCCAGCAGAAGCTTGAGTTAGAAGCCCAGAAGATGCAGATGGACGCTCAGCTAAAAGGCGCTCAGATCCAAGCACAGGCCCAAAAGCTAGAGCTTGACCAGCAGAAGATAGCCTCTGACAGAGAGCTAGAGTTAGCCAAAATGGCCGCAGAGAAGGGCATTAAGGTCAGCGAGATGCGCACTAAGCTGGGTATCGAGAAGATGAAAGTACAAAGTAAAGATTCGCTGTTTGAGAAAGAGCAAGCGTTGAAGATGGCTACAGGCAGCGGCATTTAGATGTTAGTTGATGTGCATTCAACCACTTGGGTAAACCTAGCCGAGTGGGCTAGTAGTGAGATTAACGCTAAGCATGAACTGCTTGAGATGACTCGACTGAGCCATGAAGACACGCAGTACATACGCGGCGAGATAGGAAGTTTAAAAGCGTTACTGGCCATGCCAACGGATTCGCCGTTGCACATCGCTAGTGGCAATTATGAGTAAACACAGGGCCGCTATTAACTGCCGCCGAGGGTGTAACCGATGGATAGTAACGAAAAAGTAGATGATTTTGATTCAGCATTTGATGAGTTTTCAACTGAAGAAGAGACAACCAGCGCAGAGTTAGCGCCAGAAGATACAGAGTTTGTTGCAGAAACCGAAGAGGTTGAAGAGGTTGAAGCAGCAATAGAAGAGCCGGAAGAAGCGCCAGAAGCAGAAGACATCTGGGCCAAGGCCGACGAAGGGCTTAAAAGTGAATACGATAAGCTCCGAGATAACAATGACAAGCTGTCCCACCAAGCGAAGAGTAACGCGGGACGGATTGGCGCACTACAGCGCAAGTTAAACGAATTTCAAGCAACTTCACCTGCCGGTGGTACTACACCATCCGCAACCGAAGTGGCTGAAGCCATGAAGACCCCCGAAGCTTGGGCGTCTTTTAACGAAGAGTATCCTGACATTCACGACGCGATTGAGTCCCGTCTTGAGGTGGAAAGGAGCCAAAACCAAGCAACAATGGATCGAGCGCTTCAACCTCTGCGAGCAGCGGAAGAAGAGCGTCACGTTAACGACCAGTATGCCGCCTTAGAGGCCGCACATACTGATTGGAAAGACGTGGTGAACAGCGAATCTTTTGTTGATTGGCTGCAAGAACAACCTAACGCGATACAGCAGTTATCGAATAGTAATGACGCTTTTGAAGCCTCTACGCTACTCGACTACTACAAACTGGGTCTGCCGCAGGAAGAGATTGCAACAACTTCAACCGTCACAAGTATTCAGCAAAAGCGAGCTAAGCAATTAGAAGACTCTACTGGGGTTCGATCTAAACCAGGGCCAGCGGCCTCTGGAGTAATCCCACCAGATGACTTCGACACTGCGTTTGAAATGTTTGCTGCTGATAATCGCTAGTTAAATTATTAGGAGGCCATCATGGCTAACACAGAATATGGTGATATTTCACCACGTACCGCAGCGTTTGCTGCTAAAGAAATGCTCAAGCGCGGCATTCCATACTTAGTATTAGAGAAGTTCGGTCAGGCACGTCCTTTGGCCAGCAAGTCTTCAAAAGTACAAAAGTTCCGTCGCTATTCCAGCTTGGCACTAACCACTACCGCATTGACTGAGGGCGTCACGCCAACAGCAAAGCAGTTAGCGGCTGTTGACGTTACGGCCACCCTACAACAGTACGGTGACTTAGTAACCATCAGTGACGTTATTATCGACACTCACGAAGACCCCGTCTTGCGTGAAGCTGCTGAAGTGTTAGGTGAGCAAGCTGCTCAATCTGTTGAGACAGTTCGTTTCAACGTATTGAAAGCTGGCACTAACGTACAGTACGCAAACGGTTCTGCGCGTAACGCTGTAAACACTGAAATGACTTTGGCCGACCAGCGTAAAGCGACTCGTACATTGAAGCGTCAGAATGCACGGCAAATTACTTCAGTAGTACGAAGCACACCTTCTTACGGCACTGAAGCTGTTGCACCTTCGTTTATCGGTTTGATCCACCCTGATATGGACGCGGTAATTCGCGGCTTTGCTGGGTTTGTTCCTACTGAGAAGTACGGTCAGCTAACTCCACATGAAGGCGAGATTGGTAAGGTAGAGGACGTGCGTTATATGTGTTCTACAATCTTCTCATCAATCGCCAACGGTGGCGCAACTAAGGGTGCGATGATCTCCACCGCTGGTTCGGTTGCTGACGTATACACTACGTTGATTGTAGGCCGTGATGCTTACGGTATCGTTCCACTTAAAGGCGGCTCAAGTCTAAGCCCAGCCGTGGTAAACCCCAAGCCTTCTGATAGCGATCCATTGGCCCAACGTGGTCATGTTAGCTGGAAGTCTATGCAAACCGCAGTAATTCTAAACGACGCCTTTATGGTTCGTATTGAGTCCGCTGTAACTGACTAACCACTAGGTTAGTTTCCCCCAAAGGGCGCCCTAATCGGCGCCCTTTTTTTATGGAGTAAACAAATGACTGAAGTAGATACCGTTGAGGTTACTAATGAAAAGCCAGCCGCTAAAAAGCGGAGCGCTACCAAACCCAGCCGTGTAAAAGTGATCTTCCACAATCAGGATGGCGATCTAGGTAAAGGTGATATTTTTGTATCTGTAAATGGCTATGCCTATCAGATCAAACGTAACGAGCCAGTAGACCTGCCTCCCGAAGTGATTGAAGTGATCGACAACGCGGTCATCACAAATACTGAGCGAGTAGACGGAGTTGATACAACCCGCGACTTGCAACGTTTCCCCTACTCATTGGCGGGTTAAACTTTGAATTATCTGGCACTTTGCGACAAGCTGTTAAAAGAAACAGGACTTAGCGATCAAGGCGTGGCTTCTGTTGTAGGCCAAACTGGTCTAAACAAGAAGTCTGTTGATTGGATTAACCGAGCTTGGACTGAAATTCAGAATCTCTATGATTGGGATTTCTCTTGGACGACAGGATCTTTTAACACAGTAAATGGCCAACAAAACTATGATCCAGTAGATAACTTGGCGCTATCGCCAGCTTTAGGTAAATGGATCACAAGTTCTGTACGCATCACGGACAGCAATGGCACTGGGTACTTAACCTTCGTTCCTTGGGCCACATGGTTGCGTACTACATTTTCAAGCGGGAAGCCTAACAGCTTCACGATTAGACCAGACAATCAAATATCGTTTAATACACTGCCAGATGCGGTGTATGCGATTAGCTTTGATTATTTTAGGACTCCACAACAACTATCTACAAACACAGATGAGTTGTTGTTAGCAGAGCAATATCACGACGCTGTACTTTATAAAGCGATACTTTATGTAGCTGCTGAACAAGATGCTCCTGAGTTATACCAAGACGCACAAGCCCAGTTAAACATACGGTTATCTTCTATGGGCGTAAGTTCTTTACCTACGATTACTTTAGCTGAAAGACCGGTGGCATAACGATGGCAGTTCAATCCCAAGCATGGCCCCTAGTTGGTGGTCTTGATCTTGTAAGCCCCGCAATTCAGATAGCCGCAGGAAGAGCTATCGTAGCTCAGAACTACGAGTGTTCTTTGAATGGTGGATACCGTCGCGTAGATGGGTACAAGATATTTGATGGTAGAACCGCTGGTACGTCATTAATAGTGCCAGGTAGCGGCCCCATTAGAGGTGTTTGGGAATACAATGGCGTGGTATACGCCTTTCGCAATAACGCTGCTGGTTCGGCTGGCGTTATGCACAAATCAACTACCAGTGGATGGGCTGTTGTTTCGACACCAGCACTAGCCGCAGGAGGCCACTACGAGTTTGTAAACCATAACTTTGGTGGCCACTCTAGCACTCTAAATATGTATGGGTGCAATGGCGTAAATAAAGCATTCCAGTTTAATGGAACAACACTAACACTGCTAACCACAGGCATGACGACTGATACTCCGTCTCATATCAATGTGCATAAGAACCATTTGTTCTTGTCGTTTTCTGGTGGATCAGTGCAGCATAGTGCTACGGGAAACCCGACCAGTTGGACTCTAGTTACTGGCGCTGGAGAGATCGGTATTGGTTCTGAAGTAACGGGTCTAAACAGTATGCAAGGTAACTCCTTGGCAATTACTGGCGTTAGCCAAGTCTCAGTTCTATACGGCACTGCTGCTGCAAATTGGGATTTGAAATCTTATTCACCTGCCATTGGAGCAGTTAGCTATACACACGCTCAGATGGACTCAGACCTTTACTATTTTAATGGTGACGATCTTAGCAGCCTGACAGCGACACAAGCTTTTGGCGACTTTGAATCTGCGAGTGTTTCATCACTTGTTAAGCCTTTTTTAGATGCGCGTAAGACTTACACTGTTGGCGCAACTGTTAACAAAGATAAAAACCAATACCGCCTTTTCTTTAACGATAAGACCGTACTGGTTGGGACTATTGTTAACCGGCAGCTTGTAGGTTTTAGCACTTGGCTGTTAGAACACGCCCCAAGCTTTGTTACAGAAAACTACATGGGATGCACCGATGGCAGTGTAATGCTTATGGATAGCGGAACGTCTTTTAACGGCACAGCTATTCAGTCGTTCTTGCGTCTTCCATTTACAAACTTAAATAGCCCACACAAGAAAAAGCGCTACCGAAAAGCAACGCTAGAACTAGCAGCAGGTAGTCAGGCGACATTAAATTACCTAGCAGACTACGATTATGGCGCTGGCGGTTCGTCAGTAAGCTCGTCAACCACAGTTAGTGGCGGCGGTAGTTTTTGGGACGTTGGATCGTGGAATAACTTTGTTTGGTCTAGTGCCGCAGTGGCTTCAGCAGAAGCTTACTTAAACGGCAGCGGAAGGAACATCAGTTTATTGATCGTTCATAAAAGCGCTACTGATCCCTCTTTTACGTTGCAGGGCGTACAACTGAATTACTCTTTACGAGGCTTAAATAGATGAGTGCCACTTTTACTAAACCTTCAGACCTTATATCGGGTACTACTGCCCGTGCGCAAGATATTAACAATCGCGTTGACGGCATTGAAACTGGATTTGATAACGTTGAAGTTATTACCAACAGGTCGATTAAGCTTCCCGCCGGTACTAATGGCGATCAGCTTATTTCTGAATCCGCAGCAAACCGAGCTAATAAAGAAGTTGGTTTTAACGCCGCTGGTGCGCTGACGCTTATTAACTCTGCTTTCCAATGGAAAGGCAACTGGGTAACAAATACCGCGTTTATAAAGAACGATACGGTTCGTGATAATAGCACCAAGAATATCTACGCAGTTGTTGTAGATCACACATCTGGAACCTTATCTTCAGATATTTCAGCATCAAAATTACAATTAGTAATTAACGTTGCTGACGTAGAAACAGCTAAGACTGCTGCTGAAACTGCCAGAGACTTAGCTCAAGATTGGGCAGAGAAAACAAACGGAGTAGTTACAGGAAGTAGTTACTCTGCAAAGCACTGGGCAACTACTGGCACAGTTGCAACAGTTAGCTCAGCGATAGCGAATGTAAACACTGCGGCGGGTTCAATAGCGAACGTAAACACTGTCGCTGGCGCAATCGCTAACGTAAACACTGCGGCTGGTTCAATCGCTAATGTAAACACTGTTGCTGGCGCAATCGCTAACGTAAATACTGTTGCTGGAAGGAATGCTCAACTAGGGTTGCTGGGTACATCTGACGCTGTTGCCGACATGAACACCCTTGGTACGGCTGACGTTGTATCGGACATGAACACCCTCGGTACATCAGATGTTGTATCGGACATGAACATCCTTGGTACGTCAGATGTTGTAGCCGACATGAACACCTTGGCCACATCGAGCAATGTATCCAACATGAATGCCCTTGCTGCTATATCGTCTAATGTTACGACTGCCGCTGGTATCGCATCAAACATTACTACAGTTGCAGGAAAACAAGCTCAGATAACCCTACTTGGTACGTCTGACGCTGTCGCCGATATGAACACGCTTGGTACGGCTGACGTTGTATCGGACATGAACATCCTTGGTACAGCAGATGTTGTGTCCGATATGAACATATTAGCCACAGCAGACGTTGTGTCTGATATGAACGTATTAGCTACATCTGACGTTGTGTCTGACATGAACACGCTTGGCACGTCTGACGTTGTGTCTGACATGAACACGCTTGGCACGTCTGACGTTGTGTCTGATATGAACACTTTGGGTACATCAAGCAATGTATCCAATATGAACACCCTTGCTGGTATCTCGTCTAACGTTACAACCGTTGCAGGAATATCTTCTGCTGTAACCACCGCAGCTAATAACACATCCGCAATCCAAGCTGCACCTGGTCACGCTTCAACCGCAAGCACTCAAGCTGGCATTGCAACCGCGAAAGCCGCTATTGCCACCACAAAAGCTAACGAAGCAGCAGCATCTGCTTCAAGTGCTTCTGGCGCAGTCAATACAGCAATCAACAATCTAACAACAGTATATGATCCCATTGGTGCTTCCGTAGCAATGGCTATAGCTCTAGGAGGCTAACCCAAATGGCTAATACATTTAAAAACGCAGGCGCAGCAATAGGCACATCACGCACAACTTTGTACACCGCTCCAGCTAACACACAGTCTGTTATTC